TAAATATTTTCAGATAAACTGAGACGAGGCTAGACGACATGGCGACTCCACAATTATCTCCTGGTGTATTAACCAGAGAGGTGGATCTGACTGTAGGGAGAGCAGAAAATGTATTAGATAATATTGGTGCAATCGCTGGTCCCTTTGAAATAGGACCTATTGATGAAGCCACTGATATTACTACAGAAAATCAATTAATTAATACATTTGGAAAAGCAATTTCAACTGATGCTCAGTATGAGTATTGGATGTCAGCAGCTTCTTTCCTTACTTATGGTGGAGTTCTTAAAGTTGTAAGGACTGATGATGCTGATCTAGTTAACTCCAATGGTAATAGATCTCATGTTACTAATGTAACTGATCTTAAGATAAAGAACTATGATGATTATGTATCAAACTATGCTGGTGTAGGTCAGACATTTGGTTATGCTGCTAAGACTCCTGGTACTTGGGCAAACAACCTTAAAGTTTGTACCATTGACAACAAAGCAGACCAGACAATAGCAATAGGATCTACTACTGGTGTTACAGTTGGATTTGGTCTTACAACTTCACTTACCAATCAAGTAGTTGCTGGTTCAGGTGATACTTCAAACTTTACTGGATATCTTAAAGGTATAATTACAGGTATTGGTGAAACAACTGTTGATGTTAAGGTGGTAGAAAGAGTTACCACTGCTGGTGTTTCTACTGCAGTAACTTATGCACAAGGTGATCAAGCAAGAGCATTTGTTCAGGGAAATGAAGTTAGTGTTATCAATGCTAGTGCTGTTGGTATAGCTACTACTACTACAAGTGGTTCAAACTATGTTAAAGATTGGTATGATCAACAAACTTTAGGTCTTACTAACTCCACTGTTTACTGGAAATCTATATCTCCTAGACCAGATACCTCACAGTGGGCAGCAGATAGATCATCTAAGAATGATGGTATTCATGTGGTAGTTGTAGATGATCTTGGAGATGTAACAGGTATACAGGGTAATATTCTTGAGAAGAGTCTCAACCTTTCTAAAGCAAAGGATGCAGTTTCTACAGAAAATTCACCACAGAAGATATTCTATAAGGATTATCTATCACTTTATTCTAACTATATTTATTCTGGTGATGATCCTTCAGATGGTTCAGATGGATTTATAGCAGCATCAGACTTTAGTTCTGGATACACTCCTATCACTACTGCTGCTGGTCTTTGGAATAGAAATGCTCAAGGTATTACATTTGCAGTAATTGGAAATGATACTTATACACTAACTGCTGGAGCAGATTATTCTGCTACTGGTGGAATGACAGCAACTCTTGGAAATCTAATCACATCTTACAATCTCTTTAAGAATAAGGATGAAGTAGGAGTAGATTTTCTAATAATGGGTCCTGGATTGTCTGATAAAGCACAATCACAAGCAAAGGCAGGTAGATTAATTTCTATTGCCAATGAAAGAAAGGATTGCATGGCAGTTATTTCTCCTCATAGAGCAGACGTAGTTAATATAACCAATACAGATACACAAACTGATAATGTAATTAAATTCTATAGTTCATTAGCATCTTCATCATATGCAGTATTTGATAGTGGATACAAGTACACATATGATAGATTTAATAATCAATTCAGATACATCCCAACTAATGCTGATGTTGCTGGTTTGATGGTAAGAACTGGTGTTAATTCATTCCCTTGGTTCTCACCTGCTGGACAGCAGAGAGGAATCTTGAATAATGCAATTAAACTTGCATACAATCCAGACAAAGCACAAAGAGATCAACTGTATCCACTAAGAATTAACTCTATAGTTAATCAACCTGGAACTGGTATTATGCTCTTTGGAGATAAGACTGGTTTAGGTTATGCATCTGCCTTTGATAGAATCAATGTTAGAAGACTATTCTTAACAATTGAGCAAGCATTACAGAAAGCAGCAGAAGCACAACTCTTTGAACTTAATGATCAAATTACAAGAGCAAACTTTGTTAACATTGTTGAACCATATCTAAGAGATGTGGAAGCAAAGAGAGGACTTTATGGGTTCCTAGTCATTTGTGATGAGACAAACAACACTCCTGATGTAATTGATAATAATGAATTCAGGGCAGACATCTTCCTGAAACCTGCTAAGTCAATCAACTATGTTACTCTTACATTTGTTGCCACCAGAACTGGTGTTAGCTTTGAAGAAGTAGCAGGTCGAGTTTAACTTATCATATCTAAATAACAAAAGGAGATTTTAAAAAATGGCAACAATCCCACAGAGAACTATTTCTCAATTTAAATCTAAACTGATTGGAGGCGGTGCTCGCCCCAATCTGTTTGAGGTGCAAGTCAATTTCCCAGATGGGGTGGATCTTAATATACAGAATGATGGTGGTGGAGAGTTTGATGGAGATAGATTTAGATTTCTATGCAAAACAGCAGCTCTTCCTGCTTCCAATGTCTCAAACCTTGAGGTTCCTTTTAGAGGACGTGTTTTAAAGGTTGCTGGAGATAGGACATTTGAAAATTGGACTGTTACTGTAATCAATGATCAAGATTTTGGTCACTACAGAGCATTCCAAGCATGGGCTCAAAACATTGCTCAGTATGGTGATTCATCAGGTTTGACTGATCCTTCATCTTACATGGGACAAGCAACTGTCTATCAACTTGGTAGAAATGCTGCTAGTCTACAGGGTTCTAATAGTCCTGCTACTGATAGTAATATTCTTGCACAGTATAAGTTTGTAGATATTTTCCCAACTACAATTTCTTCTATTGACTTGTCATATGACACATCTGATACAATTGAAGAGTTTACTGTTGACTTTCAGGTACAATACTGGTATCCTGAGAGAGCAGGTGCTGGAGCCTGATAAATAAACATATAAGGTTTAACTTTTAATAATGGCAAGGTTATTTGGATTTTCCATAGAGGATACGGAAAAGATACCACCTGGTGTGGTATCTCCCGTTCCTGAAAATAACGCAGATGGTTCAGACCACTATTTGACTAGTGGTTTTTTTGGGTCGTATGTAGATATTGAAGGAATTTATAGAACTGAATTTGATTTAATTAAAAGATATAGGGAGATGGCACTCCATCCAGAGTGTGATAGTGCAATTGAAGATATTATACAGGAAGCAATAGTATCAGATACACATGATTCTCCAGTAGAAATTGAGTTATCTAATCTCAATGCAAGTGATGGTATTAAGAAAAAAATTAGAGAAGAATTTAAAGCAGTTAAAGATCTACTAGATTTTGATAAGAAAGCACATGAAATCTATAGAAACTGGTACATAGATGGTAGATTATATTATCACAAAGTTATCAACCTTAAGAAACCAGAAGAAGGAATAGTTGAATTGAGATACATTGACGCAATGAAAATGCGTTATGTTAGGCAGCAGCAGAAGCAAGATAAAGATGCTAGGATGGCTAACATTAATAATGACAATCCTATGGAATATGAATTTCCTAAGATTGAAGAGTATTTTATCTATAGTCCCAAGTCAACTTTCCCTTCTCAAATGCCATCAGCAATGACTGGTGGTAATAAAGGAATCAAAATGACTAGGGATTCTGTTGCTTATTGTACTAGTGGATTAGTAGATAGAAACAAGGGATCAACCTTATCATACTTACATAAAGCAATTAAAGCAGTCAATCAACTTAGAATGATTGAGGATAGTCTTGTTATATACAGATTATCAAGAGCACCAGAAAGAAGAATATTCTACATTGATGTAGGTAATCTTCCTAAAGTTAAGGCAGAACAATACCTCAGAGACGTAATGATGAGGTATAGAAATAAGTTAGTATATAATGCTGACACTGGTGAAATTAAAGATGATAAGAAATATATGTCCATGTTGGAAGACTTTTGGCTTCCTAGAAGAGAAGGTGGTAGAGGAACTGAGATTACTACATTACCAGGTGGACAAAACTTAGGTGAAATCACAGATATTAAGTATTTCCAAGAGAAACTTTTTAAATCTTTAAATGTACCTGTCACTAGAATAGGTGGAGATGGTGGTTTTAATTTAGGAAGATCATCTGAGATACTTAGAGATGAAGTTAAATTCTCTAAATTTGTAGGTAGATTAAGAAAGAGATTTTCTAATCTATTCAATGATATTCTTAAAACTCAATTACTTCTTAAGAATGTAATTACCCCAGAAGACTGGGATGTCATGAGTCAGCATATTCAGTATGACTTCCTTTATGATAACCATTTTGCAGAACTCAAAGATTCTGAATTAATGGCAGAAAGACTAACTATGGTAGCATCTGCTGAACCATATGTTGGTAGATACTTCTCACAAGATTATCTAAGACGTAAGATACTTCGTCAGACTGATGAAGAAATTCTTGAACAGGATGAGATTATGAAGAAGGAAATTGCTGATGGGGTAGTTCCTGATCCAGCAATGATGATGGACCCAACTATGGGAGTGGAAGGACAAACATCAATGGGTGGTGAAATGGGACAACTTCCAACTGAACCTGACATTGAAGATACCTCCAAAACTAAGATGGAAATGCCTAAGGGCGGTGAAATCTAATAAATAAACTGTAAGCATTTTAAAACAATGGATGAATTAATGGATATGATCGCCAAGGATGAGAGTCCTTCAGGTATCAGTGATAGTATTAAAGATGCACTTTATGCTAAATCTGCTGATAAAATAGGTGCTCATAAAGACTCTGTAGCAAATTCTCTCTTTGGGTATGAACCAGAGACTGAAGATGATGTGCAATTACAAAAAGATATAGAAGGATACTCTGATAGAATTGATGGTACAGATCAAAATGGTTCTGTAGAAGTAGAGCAAGAAGTAGAGGATGAAGAATAATTATAAATAAATAAAATGATTCTGGAAAAATAATGACGCTCAGGACGGTTGGAGCAGGAACTTCAATAACAACTGGTACATCATCTCAGCAGTCAGGTTTTATAAGTGGCAAATCTACTGCATTAAGAGTAGTTGCTACTGGACAAAACACTCATGTGGCTATTGGAACAGATCCTACTGCAGCTGTTACTGATTTTGTAGTACCAAAAGATAGTGCTGCTACTTTAGCATTTAGTAATACATCTGCTAAGGTTGTTTCTATTAGTACATCTACAACATATACTCTTATTGATTTTCCTCAGGGAACATCTTCACCATTTGGTGTAGGAGACTATGTTACTTTAGATCTTGCTGATGGTAGTGATCAAGATTATTATCCATTTACTCATAAAAGAGTATATGCAGTATATGATAAAGGACGTACTGCATATGCTCGTCAAGGAGAAAACTGGTTTGGTCAAAGAATAGTAATTGAAAATGATTATGGAAGGAATATTAGTACTTCATTACTTGATAATAATACTACTTTAAGAGCATCTTTCAAAGTTGCTGCTAGAACTGATACTGGTTCTGGTAAATTGTACATTCAACAAGTTCAAATTTCAGGAGAAGCTTAAATGAAACTCATTAGAGAAGAAATCGAATCTGTTGAATTCATAGTTGAAAACAGAGGCGGTAAAAAACAACTTTATATTGAAGGAGTTTTCCTTCAAGGAAACATAAAGAACAGAAATGGTCGTATGTATCCTATGGAAACTCTTAGAAGAGAAGTTTCTCGTTATAATGAAAATCATGTAACATCAGGAAGAGCACTTGGAGAACTGGGACATCCAGAAGGTCCAACTGTTAATCTTGATAGAGTGTCACATAAGATAG